TCCGGCGGATGTGCCTGCGATCCTCGCTGCGCTTGAACCCGTCTTGCCACTCCTCATTGGCGTCGTGCCACGGGTATGTATCGGCTGGGAGCTGTCCCTCTGGCTCAGCCCGACGCAGGTCCAAGACTTGATCGACCGACTCGCGCCGATGTTCGTCGCCTATGGCTGCAAGGTGTACGTTCACTTCCAGCAGGGGTATCTTTCCTTTCCGCAGCCTGACCACGACAATGCATCCTTTTGGTTGAAGCAGATGGGGAAGTTGACGGGCGTGCTCCATCAGCGATCGCTCGACTGGGATCCACCGATGTATCAAGCGCGCCTCGTGGATTGCCTGCAACGTTTTGCGGGGCAATTCAATATGCCGTCGGATAGCGGATTCGGTCATCCGTTTGATCTCGTAGCGTTAGAAATCACGGCACAGACACAATTCAATGGCTCCATGACCGAGGCGGATGGTGACGCGTGGGGCCGGGTCGCTCTTGATACGCCCGGTGTGACTGGTCCATTCGGTCTCGTGCGAGTCATGGGATCAGGGAATGGGGCATAAACCTAGGCACCATGCGTAGTCTGATGCATGTGTAGCCGTTATGGCGTGGTCTGATGCCGTAGTCACTGTTGTCTGTCTCATGGTGATCTGTGCGATTTTTTGGGCTGTGAACCGGTGGATGTAAATCCGTTATGCTCCTCAAACTGAGCACTGCGCGCAATCGCCCAATCCTCATGGTGGATTCGGCCGATCATGTGACTGGGAAGACTGGACTGACGCTCACAATCACCGTGTCGAAGGACGGTGCAGCCTTCGCCACGATTACCCCAACAGTCACAGAGCTCTCGAGTGGCTGGTATAATCTTGCCCTCACGACGACCCATACCAATACGCTTGGCGCACTGGCACTCCATATCACCTCCACTGGCGCTGACCCAACTGATCTGGCTGATGAAGTGCTGACGGCACTGCCAGGTGACGCTGATGCCAACGTCGCAGCCATCAAAGCGAAGACCGATAACTTACCCGCTTCGCCAGCGGCCGTCTCCGATATTCCCACGGCGATTCAAAATGCTGATGCGCTCCTCAAGCGCGACATGAGCGCCGTGACGGGGGAAGCGGCGCGTTCACCGCTCAATGCGCTGAGGTGGTTGCGTAACCGCTGGTCTGTTGTGACAGGTACACTCAATGTGTATAAGGAAGATGATGTGAGTGTGGCGTGGAGTGGGCCTGTGACGACAACACCGGGTGATCCAACAACAGGTGTTGATCCGGCTTAGATCAGATGACGCCAAGTGAGATGGCGACGCACCAGACGGACTGTCGATGCGGCCGAGCATTTTAGCATGAGTCTGCCGTTTCTTCTCCTCCTCGGTGGCACGTCTGGGACTGTTACCGTTACCCAGACGCAAGCCGAGATCTTTGCGACTGGCGATCCCTCTGCGATCGCCACACAGACCTCGGTTGAAGCCTTCGGACTCTCCACACCGAGCGCCTTCGGCACCCAGACCTACGCGGAAGTCTTTGGCAGTCCTCCGCCGAGCGCCATCGAGACGCAGATCTATGCGGAGATCTTCGGTGAAGTACGTCAAGCCGTTTTCACCAATGCCGATATCTTTATCGGCATTGTGTGGATGGAGCTCACCACGCGTTCCGGCGTCCAATATGTCTGGTCCGATCGGCGCCTTCCAGATCCCAGTTCCTATTACCTCGGGAATAAAGAACCGCGCGTGATCGAATGGCAGCGCATTCGGCGAGCGTTCAGTGGGATGAATGGGGAGTATGAAACCTCGGACTTCGGTGTCACTCTCTCCGATACCGATCGCTTGCTGCGCGAGCTGGACAAGGAGAACGAACTCGTCAATGCGACGGTGATTGTGCGCATGATCACCGATCCCGGTCGGCGGCGGCTTGAACGGCCGCGTGTGATCTATCGCGGGATGGTCCGTCACGCAGCCCCAAAGGGCACACTCGAATACATCCTGACCATTAAAGATCCCTTCGCCGAGCAATTCTCGCTGTCCACGCAGAGTAGTCTCTTGCCCCATCGCACGGTGACACGAACGGATTTTCCCAATTGCACCGTCGACAAAATTCGTTCGTCAGCAGAAGGCTACACGACGAATGGGACTGGTGCAATTGGCGTCGGAACGATCAACGTCCATGCGGGCGTGGGGCAATTTGCCCCAGGGGACATCTTCAGGTTCTCTGGACATACCACCGTCTATACTGCCTCTGATGGCTCTGGGACAGACCCAGAAACGAGTCTGACGTTTACACCGAACCTGACGAATGCCGTGATTGTCGGTGAGACGATTACGCAAGACCCCTCGCACAGCGTGCCGACCTCGATGGGCTTTCGTGTGCCGATTGTGTATGGCTACATCACGGACCGGAAGATCATTAGCGGAGAGGATGCTGGCGACGGACAGGGACCGGTACTCTATGTCGGGGATCGGGTGCTCAGTGATGGAAAGACCTATGCGGAGTTTCTTTGGGCTGGACATGCGTGCTATTCACCGAGCGATCGCCCGTTCACGATGCTGTATTTCTTCAACAATGCCCTCGATGATATGGCGGTTGGAACGTTCTATCATAATGCGCTGATTTTGCATGTCGCGAATCTGGCGACTGAAGCCGGAGCGGGCGGACGAGCGGCTGTGCCAGGGTATGGGAACTGGACGGCACTGGGTTTCACGACGCCGTATGTGGACTACGGTGGGCGTCGCTACACCGTGTTCTTTCTACGAGGCTTGCTCCGCGATTGGGCGCTCGGCGTGATGCCAGCGCCCTTTGCCCTCGGGGGCATCCCGATGTGCGTCAACGCTTATGGGGTAGAGACACATGGTGACGGCAGCGGAGCACTCATCAGTAATGGATTGCTGCAATATCAGCATGCCGTCGTGAACTGGTTCCCGCCGATTGGGAATGGCTATCAATCCGGCGCGTGGTTGACGGCGCCAGTCTTCCCTGATGGCACCTCGATGATTGAGGAAAATAGTTTTCTCGTGGCCAATGCGCAATCAAAGGTCTATGTCAATCCGCTCGGATTTCGAGGGGATTTTATCATCGGGGCAGGGAATGAAACCGTCACCGCTCGAGAACTGATTGCTCGGTTCAATGTCTCCTTCGGGGTGAATGCCGGATTCAATTTGAATACACAGTTTTTCATTCGATTGGTGAATACCAACTTGGCGACAACGGCGTTGGCGAACCCCCTCGGCTATGTGCGGGATATCTTTGCCGGCACCTTCGAAATCGAGCCGCTCGACCGGGAACTGTATACCGCGTTGGATTACCGGCATACGCAGGACTATTTGAAACGTGCACCGGACGGTTGGCGGTCGTCGCTCGGTGGTGTTGTCGAGGTGGAGAATAGTGGAGCCACCTCAACGTTCGGAAGTAAGACCACGTTTTCGCAGTTCAAGATGTTCATGATTCGTGGGAAGAACCGTGCAGAGGACGCTGATGAGTATGTGGCTGGAACGGATACCGCTAATGCTGTGCTGGCGCTAGCCCTCGCACGCTATTCGGCGATCCAGCACTTACCGAAATTACAGACAGGTCCAGCGGGGTATAATTACGAGTTGGGCGACGTGGCGTTGATCTCGCACTATGAAGGGTTGAGCAGTATTGGATGGACCGATGCGCCGTGCAGGTTAGAACGCACGGAATATGACCCGTCGCAGTTCACGGCGTTTTTGGAGTGGTATTATTTACCACCGGTGTTAGTGTAGAGAATTGCTGGGCCGCATGAGTGCGTCTTCTGTGACGAAGGCGATCATCACCAATGTGAACCGATCATTGAGAAAGCCGTGTTAAATCGACGAGCACCGGACGCCATCAAACAAGAGCGGTCGGATTTGCTGGCGTGGCTGAATATCGAACAGCGCAAAGCGGCGCGCTGGTCTCGGAATGCAGGGGGCCTGTATGAATTCAATCTGACTGGGCCAGAATTGATGCGAATTCGACTGGCTTTGACCGCGATCTCAGATGGTGAGTGGCAGTGTCGGTTTGTGGCTGATGACAAACGCTGCTGTCAACTTCCGACGGATCACGATGGGGATCACGCGTTCTGAGATACTGCCATGACAGAAGACCAGTTTCTTGACAATCTGGGCAAAATCGAAGGGCTCAAGTATAGCGAGCCGCCTGACGTAGATCAACCGACTGCGAGTTATGGGATCACGCTTCCTGTGTTACATGACTATCGTGGCCATGACTGCACTGTAGCTGACCTTAAAGTTTTGTCGGTCCAAGAAGCGCGCGAGATTGCCCGATGGGAGATGCGCCGTGCACTGGCGGTGTACCGATTCAGTGAACTGGCCGACGAGCATCTGCGTGTGCAACTCGTGGATTTTGCCTACAACAGCGGACCGGAACGCGCCATCCGGTGGCTGCAACGCGCGCTGGGGATTCCTCTGGCACAGGCAACCAATCACTTGACTGATGAGTTAATTAACCTTGTGAATGTGACCTCTGGCGTAGTGGTGAATAACGCCTTGGTCGCAGCGCGGTTGCGCATGCTCGATGATGTCACGGATACCGGTGTGGTGAACAAGCGCTATGAAGAAGGCTTGGCATCGCGTGCGTTGTCCTTTGGGGTGTTTGATTGAGCGGTGATCTTGATTTGCGACGCGGGGATGCCTTCGAACTAAGCCAATTCCGGACGAATCAGAGGGTGATGAGTTTCAGCATCGGTCCACCCTCCCCGCTTCGCTTCAAAAAGGAAAGACATGCGCGCTTTATTGTGTATCATTTTAGTACTCTCACTCAGTTGCGCGAAGCCTCGCCATGTGGCTGTCACGGTGGATGCTGCGCTGTACGGGGCATTGGAAGAGATCCACAGTACGGAACAGATGGCGCTCTGCGGTGCGCCGTCGTGTGCTAATCGAGTGGACATGCCGATCGCTGGCTGGTCACACGGTCAGAGTGTGGCATTCAATCGCGCCTTACTTCCGCTTGCAGAATCGGGACGGCAACTGAATGTTCGTTTAGTGGGGTGGCAACCGGGCCAACCGGCTCCAGCCGAAGTTGTCACACTTGTGAATGGGTTGGGCCAATCGCTCACCGCAGTTCTGATGTCATTTCCGGCTGGTTCGACGAAGGAGAGATTGCTGGTGTCCATTGCGACGATTCAGCAAATTGTGCTGTCGCTGTTGAATCAATTGCTGTCGAAGTGATCAGATGGATATAAACACATTTTTGCAGTGGCAAGCGCTGATCACGCAAGCGGTGGGTCTGGGTGTCCAATCGTGGAAGGCGATTCATTTGCTGCTTCAAGATGCTGGGCATGATGATGTCGAGATCGCCACGCTGAAACCGAAGTGGGATCTGCTCGTGGAGGACATCCGTCGCGCCGCGGAAGAGCCATGACCCTACGCATCGGCCTGAGTTGCTTTCACGTCGAAAGGCTGGACGCGGCGCCGCTCGCGACGAATCAACCGCTGTTTGAGGCGACGTGATGACGTCGTGGTGCCTGTCGTATCGGGCAGACCCGCATGCCTTGCCCCTTGCCGACCGGCACTACAACCGGCAAGCGGTCGGCAGCAATCAGTTCGTACCACCTGGCCGCTGTCTCGTGCTCTTGACAGCGGCGGCTGATGCCTTATGGGTGACGTCGTGGCCCTTGGCGGCCTACGTCAAGCACGCGTGGGCGGGCGCGTGGCTGTGCAGCTGCTTCCGCAATGAAAGCGCCGTGCTGTCGAGCGACCTAATTCGGGCCGCTGTCGCGCTTACGCGAGCAAAGTGGCCCGTGCCGGCGCTCGGGATGATTACCTTCGTGGACCCGACGAAGACGCGACCAAAGCGCGATCCGGGGCGCTGTTTTCTGCGAGCGGGTTTTCGCCCAGCTGGCCGCACTCAAAGCGGCCTCCATGCCCTGCAACTGCTACCGGCTGAGATGCCGGCCGCTGATTATTCGCTCACGCAGCCAACCCTTTTTGGCGATGCGCTAGCACACACGGAGCCGTTGCAGCCATGATCACGACGAACGCCATCAAAGTCGCGCACACCTTTCTCGGACTGCAACAGGAGGTATTGCCTCTAGAGGCGAGTTGATGTTCCTATGCGCACCTGCCTCAGTTGCGGTCGCGAGATCGCCAAGAACTGGCGCTGCCACACGTGTGTCAAGGCAGGATTGGGAACCCCCCCTCCACGTGGCCCGATCCGCGTGCAATTATGTGCCCTGCGCCCTAGCGGCGTCGGCTACGTGATGTCCGCGCGCAGTCTGCCGGCCGTTTGGCAATGGTTAAGCGTGCACGTCCGTCGTCGGGCTGGACGGGGACGCCAGTGGGTAGAACGGACCGGTGAGCCAGCGACTCGGCCAGAGTTCAAGCGGTAGCGCCTTCGCTGGGGTTGACGAGGATGGTCTAGGTGGGGCGATCGGCGGACGACCGATAGGGAAGGCAGGCAGCCACTCTGGACGGTCCTGAGCGATTCCGGTCGGCCACCATGCTCGAAACCTCCACCATCGTCCGCGCCCGTGACTTCCGCACCCGCTGGCTCCATCGCCGGGCAACTGAGCTCGGCGAACCATGGCGGATGCACCGCAAACTTTGGGAATTCGCCCAAATTGCCCAAGTCTATGCCGAGCGTCTCGTCTTTGGTGGGCGTGTGCTCGGCTTCGGTGTGGGCCGGGAGCCGCTGCCGGCGTGGTTTGCCTGCCGCGGCGCGGACGTGGTCGCCACGGACCGGCCGGATGCGGCGCCCGAGTGGGCGGACACTGGGCAGTGGGCACGCGGACTCGACGACCTGCGTCGACCGTGGTGCCCGGACGCGGTGTTCACCAATCGTGTGCGGTTCGAACCGGTGGACATGAACGCTATTCCGTTTCACCTGCGAGATTTCGATCTGACGTGGTCCTGCGGGTCGTTTGAGCACATCGGGGGATTTGATCAGAGTATCGAGTTTTTTTCGCGGCAGATGCAGTGCTTGTGTCGTGGAGGGCTCGCCGTGCATACCACGGAATATGCACCACAGAATGATCAACCGACGTTGAATGCACCGACACTCGTGTCGTTCAGGCTGCAAGAACTCCAGCGACTTATCGATCGCGTAACGGCAGACGGCGGAGAGTTCTTCCCACTCGATGTGGTGCCAGGTGATGAGCCAGAAGATTTGCGAATTGATGTCGAGCCGTACACACCTGAGCACTTGTCGCTACGTATTGGCCACTGTGTGACCACGTCGATTGTGCTCATTGCGCAGAAGATTTAGAACCACTAAGGAGTGTGCATGGGGTGGATCATTCGCCTGTTACGGCGATTGCTTGAGCGAAGAAAACCAGCCATCGACTTGGCCGTGAGTCGGCAGTGGTTGATCGAGCATAAAGTGCGGACGGATAAGAAAGAGGATGAATGACTTGAAGGTGATTATTTTATGCTTTCCTCTTTTAGGATAACACGCGCTTCATCGAGTGCGGCACTAACGCCAGTATGAAACTGTTGCATCATCATGTTAAAAGCTAATTCGCAGAATTCGTGCTCCGTTGTGGTGTAACGCACACGATAGAGTTCTTTGGCGTCATAACGTGCATCAGCCTCTATTTTTAATTTTTCAATCATTGCGCGCATCCTTTTTGCATGGAAAGTGTTCTGTACTATCATTCTTGGCTAATTGTAGTGACAGCCGTAATGGCCCAGCGTAGCCGCATGAACACCGCATACACCACATGTTGATTGTGGGGAAATGCTCGATCGTCATGACATGTAGGGGCGTACTTTATTTCCTTTTACAGGATACGTGCTGGGCGGCGGCTGTTCTCGAATCTCTCCAAGAGACCCGACTCTCTCGAAGGACTACGCAGTCGAGCTGCGTCAGCCACCGCCCAACTTGGTACTAGCCTTGTACGTTTGGTGAAATTGGATAGATGAGTCCTGTTCCAAATAGCCATTCCGCGTTGATACAATCACCACCGTCAGTTATGATGACGCGTGCGGTCGTACCAATTTGAGCACCGACTGATGTTGTATAGCGATTGAACACTGTCATCGCTTCTTGAGCGGAGACGAAACGACAGACATATTCATACTGGTCATCAGCGAAAAACTGACAGACAGAGAATTCGTTCATTTATTTCTCTTCTGTTTCTGCAACACCTTGCATCACTTGCCACGCACGGTACTCAGCGTCATATCCGGCTTCATGCATCCACTCATGCATCTGCATGAGTGCCTGTTTGAGACGAATGTTTTCTTTGGCAAGCCGGCTATTCTCCTCAGCTAAATCATCACACTCACTGATGAGTCCTTGAACACGCCGCTTGGTTGATACTTCGGCTCGTTCATTCTCTTTACGCACTCGGTCTGCTTCGTCTTCGGCATCACTAAGCTGGTCTTGATGCTCCTGTTCGTTCGCTTCCCACTCGCGTTGCTGGTCGTGTGTCAGGTCGTACCAATCAGTTGGTCTGGTCATGGCTCGTTTCTCCGTGACAGCACCGCTTCACACGCGGTACAGCGCTCTTCCATTAAGCGGATCTCTTTCCGTAGATGCACCAGCATTTCCACCAATTGCGTCGTGGAAAAGGTCTTATAGCTCTGTGTCAAAAGATGCAGGCGCGTTGGTTCGGATTCTTCTTTCTTCGGAGTCATTGATGTTTCAACTTGGCGAGTGCGGCGTACTTCGCCCAATATTCTGGGAAGGCGGTTTTGAGCCGTTGCTTGTTGTCAGCATCGGCGGAGTACCAGAGTTTTCCTAACCCAGAGACAAATCCTCCACCGTAGCGCCACATCGCGTTCACGATTTCGTTGTCGTCAACAGGATCATGTGTTATCAGACGTTTAGTCATTCTTCAACTCGGTTTCTGCCGGCGCTCGATACCGTCCCAATGCGCGGACTGCGCCTCAGCGGACAAATTCGCGAGCAGTTGTCGCAGGGCATGAAACCGCTGTTCGAATTCTTTGATGATCGCCTTATCCTGCGGCGAGAGGTGTTCATCGTGGAGGAGTTGTATGAGCGCGATACTAATGCGCTCCAATTGCGCATAGGTATCATAGAGGGTTTTAGCGTTCATTGATCCTCACATTCTCGCTCCCTTATCTTGGTACTCTCAACAAGGATGGCTCGCTCGTCGTGCCTGATACTTTACATCGGTGATGGCTCACTCATTCATCTTGGTACGCTCAACATCAGTGGCTCGCTCTCCTACTATGGTACACTCCCGTCCGTGTGACGACTTCGATGGCGTTAGCCCTTTACATCTCCGAGGCGTATTTGATACGATTCTCTTCGCGTTCCAATACCTCCGGATCGAATTCATCCGTTGTGCTTGTATCGCGCTCCACGACAATCTGTTTCCCTTCAAGCGACCTCGCAAAGTCCGCCGCGAATTCAAACAGCGCGCGGCCAGCTGGGGTATCCGTCGGGACAAAACCAGCGTTTCGCACAATGTACACGCCGAATGTGCCCTTATCGTTCTTTTCGCTCTTGCTGGCGATAGTGTAAAGCCCGGCATAGATAGCTGCGTGACGCATCTTGATATAGGTGTTGAGATTTGAAGCCGCCTTTCGCATGAACTTGTTGGTGCCTTTGATGGAGAGCACTACCGGTTCCGGCGTCTTGCCTGCCAATAGCAGCAAGATCACATACTCCTCAAATGATGTCGCCTTTGGTGGAATCCGCCGACCATTGTCCACTGTCCACTGAAGGCGGACATCGCCGATTGGGACATCAAGATCGACAATCCCGCCACCAAGCTCGAGTGGATTGAACTCAATCCGGCGTACATCGCGGCGAATTGGCACAAACGTGATTGGCCCATTGCCGTATTTGTCGCCGGTGAGATCGTTGAACAAGCTGAACAGCGTGAGGCCTGGAATGTAGGTGCTGTCATCTGGCATCATCTGCGGAGAGAGCCCCTGCGCAATCGCGAGGCGAGGGAGTCGGACATCTTCGACGCCGATGTTTTCGGTGCCAGTCAAATCGTGTGGATCGAGTGACTTCGGTCGGTCAAGTGTGCCAGTAAATGTTGTAGGGATAATCAGGTCGGTGCGTTCGTTTTCAGTCATGGTGTCACCTCTTCGAAATTATCTTTAGGAACGATCCGTCTTTGCGCGTGTGCTCAGCAGTGCATCGGCGTAGCGGTAGGCAGCGACCGCGACGTTCAGTGGTGCGCCTTCAAGGCGAGCGGGATTTGCACACAGGCCACTCAGCGCTTGCCCCGCGAAGTAATCGCGTAGACTCATTCCAAGTGCGGCAAATTCAGCAGATGGGAACGCTGGTCCACCGTCATGCTCACTCATCACTGCTCCTTTTATCGCACGTCTTCAATGGTTGCTGTCCATTCCGAACCACGCAGCCCCCATTCTCATGCCAGACACCAGGGAGTATGATAAGAACGCGATTCGGATTGACATACGATCCATGTAAGCGACCCAGCGATGCAGGATGTACGTCATTATTCCTTCTCGATTCGTCTCATTCGTGCTTCGTTCATCTTAATCCAATGATTTTTCTTTTTAACTGTACGTCCAAGAATATAACCTGAAAGATCTTCTATTGTAATCCAAGGAAAGCTAGGACCTTCACGCACTTCAAGGACCGTTCGAGAAAAGTCGGCTCTATTCTGCCCAACAGAAGTCTGCAGGTTCTTCTGAGATTCTCGATTACTCGAGACGTGCTGTTTCAGGGAGAGAGCCTTTTTCATCGAACGGTCTTTGAAAGACATGAAGGCCTCATCATTTACTCATTCCTCAATACAATTTTGGTTTTCGCGTAGCACGTCACGCCTGGCGGCTCTGCCTCGCCTTGCAGCAACAGATCCTTGACCATCGCATTCGTCGTCTGCCACGGCAGGACCATCGATCGCTCCATCCCGTGCTGCATACACCACAGACGAAACGCTTCTTTATCGAGCACCTGTGCGTAGGGTTCAGCGTAGATCGAAATGAGTTGACCGGTGGCCAGTCGCAAATTAGAAATTCCTTCTTCTTCGAAGTGTTCAGTCATCAATGCGACGTAAGTTTCAAGCAACAGCCCGAATGTTTTGGCCCATTGCTCCTGATACTCCAGAATCTTGCGGATTTCCGCATAGACACGCGCGAATTCTGACGCCCAGTGTTTACCACCAGTTGCGGAGAGCTCGATGTTGTAGAGCGATCGCATCGTGCTGCCGAGGTCTGTCAGCAACTGTTCGACGTGCTTGGCATCATGCGAGGTGTCTCGTGATGGTGGCTTGAGGATGTCCTGTTTTAGCGATTCCACTAGATCGCGTCGTTCTGGTTCGACGACTTGGAATTTGGGCAGAGTGTCGATGACGCCGGCGTATTTGCGTTTGGCCATGTTAGTCTTTCTGGGCTACGTGTTTCGTTCTAGAAATTTCTCGATGATAGATTTTCGCGGCTTCTCTAAGAGAGCTAATTGCTACCATCAGTTGTCTTGTAATTGCCTCATCCGCTCAATTTCTAAATGAATCGAAGTAGTCGCGAATTTCTTCAATCATTCCCTCAGCTTCTCTTGCTACTGTCAACGCATCTTGTTTTGAGGTAAAAGCCATGTTAGTTCACCGCTCTCTGTTCCGGCCAGACCTCTCCATAGACATCGAGGCCATCCTTCATGGGAAGTGTCACTGGTTCTAGTGCTGAGCACCGCTGTTCTTGAATACGATAGGGATAATAGATTGTTTCGGAATATCCCCATTTCGTGCGGACATTCGAAAAGATGGCTTCTTGTGATCCGCGGTGAAGATGCCCAGTGTGACGGCATTCATCACAACCGCGTCCATGGCAAGACTGATGGATTTTTGTACTATCAAATAGACGAAGATAGCCATCGCCAACGAGCGTAAATCCGACGCCGTGCTGTCGTTGACAGATCGTGCGCAATGCGTCAACACGGGAGCGAGAATCAGGAATGCCAACAACGTGGATATCACCGCGCTGTGACACGACTAAAGCCACCATCAGTACGTGGTCAGTAACCGAGCGAAGTTCTAGCGCTTGATGTACGAATATTTCTGCGGCGTCACGGAGCAAGTTCTCGATATATGAATTGGTCATGCCGGACCGATTGGTAACGTGAGTTGCGCATCAAGTTGATTGGCGGCAGTGGTAAGGGCAGCGGCGAGCATACGTGCCGTCACAGCAGCCTCGGCATCCGTGCCGCGCAAATAGATCATGATGTCGTCACCGAATCTCATAGTAATCCAAGCGCCCTGTTGAAGTCCGTGCCCGTTGATCGTCACGGTGATAGGATCGTTAGTGCCTTGGTGGATGTTGACAGAGGCCATTAGCGGCACCTCCTGAGCGCGATCAACAATGCGCGTTGCGCGAGCAGGGATGCCAAGACGCGGGCACTGGACCAGCCACGAGCAAGAAGGACCAGACCGGCAGCTACTTCGCGAGCCGTCAGGTGCGGCTTGACAGGCACAGGGAGAGCGGTACGCTGCGCTGTTGCCGCCAGCAGAGTTCTATTGATGTGCGCGTCCTTGGCATCCATGCGCCGCTGAATGGTCCGAAAGTCCACAAAGCCACGATACCTCATGATAAACAGTTCCTTTCGGGTCACGTTTGGTGAATTTCTAACCTGAGCTGTCCCACCGATATTTCCACACCTCGGCCATGCCGTCTGCGTCGGCACGGAAAATCGTCGTGCACCACGGCGGAGAGTAGGATTCGTCCACCTCGAGCAGTTGCGGTGTTTTCCTACCGATCGAAGCTACACGTTCGCTGAGCACTTCCTTCGCGAGTTGCTCGAAATTTGTTGGGTGCTGTTGGAGCCAGTATGGAGAAAGACCGCAGAACTGATCGACAACTAAAATACGCATAGGCACCTCACGGTAAATTGAATAGAGCGTATTCACTTGGGATCACACGAGCAAGCCATCTGCCTCATTGAATTCAATTCCCTCAGCACGCGCTATCGCGAAGTACTCCGGTAGCACGCCGTAGGTGATCGCAGACCCTCCCTGTCCGGCATCGTCGCGTTCTGCCATCAGCAACGCTTCGCCGAGTGCGGTGGCTTCGTAAGCCCGCACGGTCTCAATGTGGACAGGTTCGAATTGGACAGCGAGGACGCGATAGGTTTGGATGGGAGTGTCAGCGGAGTTCCTGTCGAGCTGCTCGGTGGTCATCTGTTGGACCTTTCGAGACCGTCGCGATGTATGACGCGATCGGACACCCAGAGTCTACTGAACCGACAAACGAAAGTAAAGTGAATTTTTAAAGACTGTAAATCCTTGATAATCAACAAGTTATAGCTAAGGCCTGAATTGCCTCACGGTGCCTGGTTGTCGGCTCACCACTTAAAACCGCGTTGCGCGGTGCGTTCAGCGGCAAGATCCTGATAACTCAGATCGGTGCTTACCCAACGACGGCCGAGCCGCTCTGCCACGGCACCAACCAAGTACTGACTGAAATGGAGGCGCTCTGGCTGCAAGTCAAGGAACGCAATCGACCGGCTGCGTGACTGTCCCTTCGCCAACAGGAACACGTACTCGTGTGCATTAAGTTTTATTACGTGCGATGATGACTCATATGAAGAATGACTGCGTGCAATCTGATCGCTACTTGTGTGACTGTGGGCATCTTGCCGTGGTGACACAACGAACGCTGTACGAATTTCAGTGGACATGCGCATGTGGTTGTCATGGCGTGATTTCCTGGGCGCATGTGAACCCACCACCTCAGTTTCAGCAGTTTGAAGTTGAAACAGTCCAGAAGTTGTTGTTCGATTGATTCATTCTACTCTTCCGTCAGCGCCTTGATCGCGCAATTTAATGGCGATGAGGATTACATCGAGCGCGGTCCGAAAGTGCCGCACACGTGGAAGAGGAAATCGAGGCGTCGGCCTGAAGAAGTGGAATGTGACACAGAACTTAAGTAAACTGCGACCGCGATCACTTTGGTTGTTCTGCCGTCTTCCACTGGCGCATGCGTTCCTGTGCCTCTGAAAGGAGTATTGTCCCTGCACAGACAGCACGATGAAGACGATTTTCTTCACGATCTTTGAGACGCGCCTCCGCTCGCGATTGCACCCAGAGATTAGAAAGCGTATCAGCTCCGCCAAGTTCTCGCGGCACGCGATGATCAATAATCAGTTTTGTGTGTTCCGCCCAGAGAACTTTGTCGCGGATGAAGACCGCATGGCGCATCGCGAGTGTGACGTGCCGCGTGTCGCGTCCCCACTTAGTCGTACAAACAGTTGTCAGATTGATGCCTGGCCTCACGTCTTGAAGCGCTTGATCGTTTCGATGTCGAGTGGGGTCAGTGGTTGCCCTTGTTGAACCCGCTGTTTGGCCCGAAATCGTCGCTGATCGTCTCGCCTGCATACCTGACAGATCCGCTGTGTACACGTCTTGGTCGTGATCGTCTTGGTGTAGGGATGTCCGTAGGGGCAATGAAACCGCTCGCGTAACTCCCATCCATGGCCTGGCGCTTTGCGCCAGGCTGTTAGTGTGGACAGGATCTGTTCGCGTCTCCGGGGCGACATTAAGCGGTAGATTGTCATCATCAAGCCAACGGCCTGAGCTCTGCCAAGATTCCAGGCATAACAGGTCTGCCACTTGGCACAGCCTGGTCGTTGAATGAGAACATTGCCACCGAGATACCGTGCAAGCCGTTCGAGTGGCTCCCGTTGCACTTGACTCGCACTGACGTGAACTCTGCCACCTCGCCCACGACCATTCGCCTGCCACCTGAAGCAGCCTTCGCCCTCCAGAAATCCCGCAATCCAATGAATCGCTGAGATTGATATCATACGTTATTCCAATGCATTCAACAGACCACTGCGTGCCGCACACCTGCGCGAGTGAGAGCGGTCGAACATCATTCAGTAGTGCGAGGAGGAGAGAGATGAGAAGTAAGGTCGTGCTCATGGTCATTTATTCCTCCGTCAGTGCTTTGATCCACGCTTTCGTCGTCCACACCGACACATCTTCTTTCTGCCGCTTCGCTTTGATAATGGCGTGGTCCAGTGTCTTCTGCCCTTGTGGACCTGTCGCCACGATATCAAAGTAACTCACTGCATGCACTTGACCAGGACGATCCACACGCGCTGCGGCTTGCAGGGCTTTGAACAGCGAATAATCATAACTCATGTTCACCACGGTATGACACGCCGAGAGATTCAGTCCGAGGCTTCCCGTTCCATACGTACCAGCAAAAAACACCGGCCCCCTCGGTGCGGTCCGCGGATCAAGCAATCGCAACGCGGTGTCTCGCTCGGCTTTCGTCTGTCCACCAAAGATGTGCCCAATCGCCAAGCCGTTGTTTGACGCAACTGCGGCGATCATGCGCGACAACTCAAACCGGAATCGGCACCAGACCAGCAGCTTGAGATTGGGATCTTCAATGAGCCGATCGCGGAACCACTTCAACACGAAATCCAATTTTTCGCGACTCAACTCTTGAATGGCTGGTTGTGGAATCACAGAGCGATTGATATGAACAGGCATCCCCTTCGATTGCGGCAGGTCGAGACTTTCGAGCAATCCTGGTTCGATCAACGGCTCGTCATTTGGACTTTCCAACCCCCCGATAAATCCACTTGTGATCTGTGCGAGTCGGAGACTCTTGACGACGGCTTGCTGTGTGACGGCGACGGTCGATTCCGAAAGCCACACCACCATCTCATCGCGCATCATTTTGTAGACCTTCCACGTCGTTTCAGAGAGTGGAACAGAGAGTGTCACAGGTGGCATAGTTGGTGGAAGATCTAAACAGTCGCGTTTGAGCCGGCGCAGGACATACGGCTTGAATCGCCGTTGCAGATCATCAAGGTTCTGCCAGCCAACGATCTGTTTCTGTTGCCACCCGCCCATGATGGCGTATTTCGAGCGATACTGAAACCACGACCGCAACCCAACGATCCGCGGGTCCATCACTAGTCCTTGTGAGAACATATCCATCGGACTATTCGCGATGGGTGTCCCATTCAGTAGCACCACACGCCCGCAGAGCCTCCGCAATTGAAGGCAGGCTTTGGTCTGTTCGGCTTTGGGATTTTTGATCGCGGAGGATTCATCGAGAATGAGGAGTGTCTTGGATGTACAAAAGAGAAGAAGTTTGTCTAAACGAGATGATGCGCGGATGAACTCAAAATTCGTAATGAGCCAATGAAACGGTTTTCCTTCACCTGGTTGTTCCCAACCGTGTGTCCGCGCGTGATATTCCTGAATGACTGCGTGAATATCAGGAAAGAGATGCTTCTTGAGTTCACCAAGTTCTGGATCGAACCACACGCCACGAACAGAGGCCGGAGCAATAACGATGACGTTCTCAATGATACCGTGGAGAAAGAGGATCTGTGCGGCGACGATGGCTTGAAGAGATTTTCCAGCGCCCATCTCGTCAGCAAGAAAGAACACTGGGTGTTCAACAAGTGATTTAATGCCAGTCACTTGGTGAACAAACGGTTTTACACGACATTGTGACAGATCAATCTCTATCATGACTGATCTGTGCGATGGCCTTCAGCCTTAGCGATAGCAGCTTCGAGAGCGTGCTTCATGCATGTGCAGTCCTCTTCGCACTGGCCGAGGATGTCGTGTAGATAGTCGAGCGCATTCGTGAGAGCGATATACAAATCAGGAGCTGCCGCGATCAGTGCGGCATTCGCATCGAGTTCAGCAGGTAGATTCATTCTCGCGTCTCCGTGAGCCGTGGCGATAAGAGACTGCTGCTGTCCTGCGAAAACCCCTCGACTGTACTTCGTCGCTGTTTCAACCGTCCACGGTCCAATGGTGAACAGCACGGTCCTAATCATATAATTTCCGAAATTCTGCTAAAAAGATCTCTTCTGCTTCTTGCCACGACCACCACGTTTTCGGACCAATTCGCTTTCGTTCTCGTGCAGAGAGTTCATGATAGTAGTGCGAAGGCAGTGACAGCAGCCAGTTCTCCCACGCGAACCGACCAAATCCTTGCTCACCTTCGAAGTACACCATCAACCGATCAGCGTGCTTGACTGAAGCATGGAGTGTCAGTGGGCAATGGAAGTGATGAAAAATCGTGCGCTGAATGTTACATTCAATCGTCCGATAAGCCTTCAACTCTGGGAGGGCTTTCAGCCATTTCAGCAGATCGCCGAGATACGTTTCGCTGGCATCGTGCAGAAGTCCCTGTAGAGCAAATTTCTTCTGGCATAACCGCGACACATAGACGGAGTGCTGCGCCACACTCATCGGCCGATGACACTGACCGGCGAATCGATTACAACAGGCGAGGGCGTGCGCAATATCTTGAATGTCGATATCCTCTGCGCAAAAGTGCAGGAGATCGATATGTCGTCCAGTGCGCGTGAGGATCAGTGGTTTCATGTCCCTATCACTATACCAGCCGTTTCCAACTGGGTCTTGCTCAATAGTGTGCTGCGCGGGAGCCGTGCGATAGCTGCCACCTGATCGGCTGGACCCATTGTCGGATCGAATCCGAATCCACGTATTTCGCCAGACGGACTCGGAACATCAAGGTGTTTTAAGTGCAACCGTGCGCCGACGAGGCCGCGACACTGATCCACGACAATAACGCCGATAAACTGTTCACCCTTGGGCCGTGTCGTATCCGCGAAGGAAAGCCACCACGTCTGTAGAGGCTGTTCTGATTCCTTCTTCAAAACTTCAACGAGCCGCGCGTCAAAGAGATCTTGCGTCAATCTCATTCCCGCTCCACATCTACAAAAAGATCAGTCATATTGTCACATTCCGCCGTGTGAGTTCAGCAATGATGGCCGCCGAAATAGAGGGCGTGGGCGATATCTTGAATGTCGAGATCCTCCGCGCGAAAATGCAGGAGATCGATGTGTCGTCCGGTGCGCGTGAGGATCAGCGGTTTCATATCAGTCTTCATCTTCGGCGCCAGTGTATGTCATCTCGGTCGATACAGGAGTACGATCGCAGCCGTACAAGAACATTTCCACCGCGCGATTGATCAATTCAGTACGTGTTATACCTAGATCAACAGCTCGATGCGAGGCGGCTTTCAGTAACTTCGGATCAAGCTGAACGCTGATGTGAACTCTCTGCGGTTTCATATCGTCACATTCCGTCGCGTCAATTCCGCAATAATGGCCGCCGAAATAAACGCCGACATCGAAATCGCTTCCCGCTTCGCTTCATGCCTGAGCGCACGTTTCACCGACTGCGCAAGGTGCACCCCAGTAAACACCGTTCGCTGCGATGGCGCTGTGAGCCGATCGGTTTTCTTAATCCCGAGCTGTGCCAAGATCTGCCCAATGCTGGCTTTGGTCAGCTTGAATTGCTGGGCGAGCACGTCTTGTGTCACGCCTTCCGTGTAGAGTTTCCCGATGGTCAAATTACGCTCGATACGCGCTCTGCGAGTGGCTTTCATGGGAGTGCACCGTCTTGATAAAGTCTGTCACTAACTGATGATCGAATCCTGTACACGCGGTATCTGGCTGTAACTCGGTGAGATGCCGCGGGTGGACAATAAGTGTGCGTTTGTTCCCTTTCAGTTCGTAATAGAGGATGTAATACGCGATTCCTGCGGCGGCTAATCGTTGCATCGTGAGATGTTGGATGCCGGTACTGCTAAATTTTGGCGTCGCGTGTTTCACTTCCCACCACGAAGTCTTTCCATAGCCGGTACAACTGAGATCGGGAATCCCATTCGTCCGCACATCTTCATGCCTGAACACCACAAAGTTGTGGAGTTCTCGCTTGATGGTCGCCATGAGCGCAGATTTGAGGGACGATTCCTGTTTCATGTGGTATCAGCCCAGTTCGGTCCAATCGTCGTGGTCCATGTGAGCGGCACGCGCAACGGGACACTCTGCCGATTCAATAGTTCATGCACCAGATTTGCGTGTTCTCGATCGGGAATATCACCAACCACCTCGTCATGGTTCGTAATGCGCAGCACCAATCCCGTTTGATGTCTCGCTTCATGCAATTCAACCAACTTTTGTTTCATCACATCAGCTTCGGTACCTTGGTCAATACTATTGAAGGCTTTGTGAAGGCGCTCGCCAGTCGGAAAGCGCATCCGGCGACCAAGCAGGGTGCGGACATATCCTTTATGTTCAAAGGTACGATGAAGCAGATCACCATGGTGACACCGGTCGTCACAGGTTGGTTTCGCGAGATGGGCCGCACGTGCCAGCAAAAGCGGCACTTCTGGGATCTCCCGATCATAGATGCGCTTCACTTCACGTGTTTGGGCGAGTTTCGGATGATTGTAGTAATTCTTCGTCTGGCGAATCTGTTGAAACTCAGCCGCCGTAATATGGCCGAGCATAAGAGCCATTTTCGCGAGTCCTGCACCGAATAGGATCGCGAAGTTCAGATTTTTCTGCGCGCCATACGTTAACGTCACATGCGGTTTCAAGCGGTCCTGCATGAACGTATGAAAACTTAATGAAGGATCGTGTTGATAGGCCTCAACCACCTGTGGATTATTCACATAATGCGCAAAGATCCGATATTGCGCCTGATCCATATCACTTGTGAATAGGAATCCACTCTTCGGAATATGGAGTGTGCGCACAAGAAAGATCTCGTCGTCGTGAGATGCGTCGTATTCATCGTACCCAAACGACGCCCGTTGTTTCGTCGCTTTCATCCGTTGCTGAATATTGCATCCCACACCTAGCACGATCGCCGTCGAAGAGAACCTGCCTGTCACCGTCCCAGCTTCGCCCATATCGTCTCTGGTCGCGCGTAATTGATGCAGAGCATAGCGGAGCATACTGTCTGATCCCATCGCGTCGCGTGTAGCGATCAAGAATTTACTGCGGAGACTCGCCAGTTTTCCTGCACGTCGCATGAGCTGAATCGTGGGATGATCGATATGCTGCAGCACGGTATCGGTAAAACTCGCACGGCCTGTCGAGGTTTGTTCAAGAGGGATATTTAATTGGCGGAAGACGCGCTCCTGATCAATGGGTGAATCGGGATTGACAGAGAATCCTACTTCGTGAGCAATCTGTAAGAGATATGTTTCAAGTTGCTTTTGTGACTCCTGAATCATTCTCTCAAGCAGTTCCACGTCAATGGGTGATCCATTTTTCTCCATCTCGCACACAACATAAATGACTTTGTCTTCGAGAGTTCTCACTCGTTGAAGATCTTGGGCATCCAAAAGCGGCCACATCACACGCTTGAGGCAGTTCACGGCCGTGACGTTGTATTGAGCACGTGGCGCCGCCTCGCTTGCATGGTAATCTGCCATGCGCGATTCATCGAGTCGCGGAATGGGCGTTTCGTGAAAATAGTCTTCGATGAGTGCATCAAGACTGAGATGTTGACGGTGATCGTCGAGAAGTGCCGCGTAATGACTCACATCGGACACCTCGTTGCCTTGCGCTTCGAGATCGATACCCCAGACGCGCAGCATATGGACATCAAAGCGGGTGTTGATATTGGTAATCAACTTCCCGCGGAGCTCTCGCTGCGCCCAACGCTTCACCGTCTCTTCACTGAGATTGCCACCTCCACGATGCCCCCACGGCAAATAGAAGCTTCGGCCACCAAGCAATCCCAGCGAGAGCGCAATTGGCCGATCATGATCAAACCAGCGCAACCCTGTCGTTTCACAGTTCAGGGTGATCTCGTGAATGCCATCGAGCGACGGCGGAATATCAGGTTCCCACGTTGAACGTGGAGTTGGCGCGATGTGCTGGAGCGTATCGTAAAGCGAGGGCTGTAAGTCCATTGAGACAACTCAGACACACCGAGAGCAAGCGCAAGTCCAGCTTCACGATAACTCAGAGATAAAGAAAAGTAAAGTTTCCTTTTAAAGAGACTGTACGGAGGGGAAAAGACAGTGAAAGAGGGGAGTTCCGCCACGCGAGGCGGACATGCACGCACTTCGCTCAAGATGCCATTCTCGGCATCGCTCGTGTGTCTGGCGCCTCACTAGCAAGACGAACGAGCGCGGGGAGAGGTACAAGGCGGGAGCGACGATCGTCGTTCCTGGAGCCGTTCTGCGTGTTGGACACACGACGGCCGGAAGTCTGCAGCCCCTCCGGCCCCCGTGCGGCACACGACGACTGTCTAGACGGTCGCCGTTTCTGTGGATGTCGTTGCAGCCGCTTCCGCAGCCAATTGCGCAAACCGTCGAGCCCGTGCCATGGCTCGATCAGCCTGCTGCTGCGCCTTTGCCGCCCTCTCTGCCGGCGTCAATGTCGACAGTGCGGCACGTGCCCCCTTCGCGTGGTGCGTCGCGAATCCCTCCCCTTCGAGGGTTAAGGTGTCTGGCACTGTGTCGAACGCGGATGGCGGAAACCGGATGTTGCCCCTGATGGTCGGTGTGGTGAAGATGATGGCCTTGGACTTCCTAGTGCGCGTGGAACGAGAGAGCGTGAGTGGCATAGAGACTCCTTTCGACAGGGGAGGGGTATGAGGAGACGACGCCACGATGTTGGCGTGTCGGCGGTGCCTGATACTGCTGGCTCGCAGGGATTGGATCGCGGTGGCTTTTCGACGCAGCGGTGTGCCAAGAGGGATTGCGTGACCTGCCGGCATGATCGGTCCGACGCCAATCGCTTTGTACGCCATGCCCGAGCACTCTACTTCAATTTCGCCTTCCAAGTAAATCGCTCCGCTGGCAGAAGGGTCATTGAGGGAATGGAAACGATCGCTGTTGTCATGCGGACGAAGAGCCATCCAAGCAACAGCACTGAAATCTGGACTCGAATCAACAGGGCCGTTGGCACGAGCAGCGCGACAAACAGCCAATACACAGCAGGCCAGAAGATTCGCGCGAGGTCCTCCTGCCGTTCCTGCATAATCCACCCACCAAGCCAGACGATCGGCAATGCCAGAATGGTGGCATCGTACACGGTGAGGTGTGGACTGACGAGGACAGTTGCAATCACGACAATGCCTATACGCACCGCAACAGGCACCGCTGATCGCCAGACACGAATCGTTTGCCAAAGGACGAACGCACTCGCAATGAGCCAGATCCCAGTCGAGAACGGTGTTGGCAGCACATTCGCCACAGCACGCAGAGAGTGAAGTTGATACGGCTTCGGTTCAAGCAGGTGTGAGAGATCAGGTAGTCGCATCAGAGTCTCAATGTATGCTGGCCAGACAGATGATCCTAGAACAATGGTGGCAGCAATACTCTGCACAGCAACCGACGTGAGCGCACCTATCAAGATGGGCCATTCACTGCATGCGAGGATCACAACAGCAATCGCTAACGTCAAAGGTGGTTTGATCGCCAATAACCCTAGCGCAAGTCCGGCGACAAACGGACGACTACGCTCCAAGGCCATCCAACCGAGCCAGAATGCCGCGAGTGGCCACACAGTCGTCTGACCGTGCAGGATAAGATTCCAGAAGGGTGGAAACCCAGCGGCTGCTGCAATGACGAAGATACGATCAGGAATCGCGTCGGCAACTGATAGCCAAGCAGTCCAGATTACGAGCACGTAGACGACTGTCGAAACAAGCGCCCATACCAGCGCTGCTGTGCAATAGGGCAATCGCGCAAATGGCGCGAAGAGTAGCGCCGTTTGGGGGGGATACACCGGAATGAAGCCAACAAACGCCGAGTCTGGTACCAACTCGACTTGTCGATTATGCAATGCCTGCGTGTCGTAGAGTAGTGCAGTGTCATGCGATAATCCGACATGCCCGAGGGTGTAAAAGTGGACGAAATCTGCGCCCTTTAAATGACCCAGCATGTCGCGGTCACCGGATCGCCAGAGGACAAGCACGACGGCTGCGATCCATAAGATGCTAGCGAGCATGATCGCATGACCACGACCCTCGCGATAGTGCATCACCAGCATCGTGGCATGCCGTTCGAGATATGTCATAGTGTTAACGGCACTGTGAGCATAAAGTGTGTCACAGCGCGATGTGCGACGAATGCAAGTGTGAGCACGATACTCAGCACCAGCACAACTTGCAGATGCACGAGTTTCACGTATGTCACTGCGTCGGACCGATCCATGTCAACAGGTCCGATTTTCGTGAAACATAGCGAGTGTGCACTAGTACAGCAATTGCCGCATCGAATTCGGCAAGCGAGATGCCAGCTGGCATCGCAGACATTGCATAGAGATGTCCAGCAGGAACACCGCCGAGCGAATTGGTTTTTGAGATGGTAGCAATCGCTTCAGCAAAGAGCATCGCAAGCGTGAGCGTACGGCGTGGAGAGGGATCGTCGCTGTTCCGGATGACGTTGTTGAGTGCCATGCTGAGAGCGTACCATCGCTTAAAACAAAAGTAAAGCGTTATTTTCTGGCATCTGCAAAATATCCGCTAAGTTCTCTTAAATCAACAACTTAGCCGACTCTTGCCTTTCTCGCGCCGGTTCCCTATACTCCCTGCCGGCGGGGGCGCCACCGGTCCTGGCCTACTGTCTTCCGTTTGCTTATCCCAGACGTAAGAGCTCCCGCCGTTTCGTCGCCGCACGGAAGGATAAGCGACCCGTGCCCCAATCGATCCACTCTCGTTCCCGCCTGTTGCTCGCCTTTTCACTACTTCCGACATCATCGAGGCTCGTCTATGCCGACCGCACACGAAATTGTCGAGTGGTATTTCGCCGCGAATTTCCGCCCGATCTTCTGGCCCACCGTCGGCGACGAGAAAGGCCCCAAAGAAAAGGATTGGACGCAACGAACCTATACCATCAACGATTATAGCGACGGCTGGCGTGTTGGATTACTGACTGGTACCGAAGTGACTCCAGGAAGATTTCTTCACGATGTTGATATTGATTGGTCGCATGGAAGTGCGATCGCACAAAAATTTCTGCCACCAACAGGATTCTACTATGGACACTACAGTAAACCAGTGAGTCATTGTTTCTACCTCTTACCAGAAGCACTACCATCAGCACGTTATGAAGATATCGATCGAACCTGTCTAATTGAACTTCGAGGGACGAAAAGTGATGGGTCGCTCGGATTTCAAACAATGGTTCCACCCTCGACATGGTCGAAGAACGGACAGCAAGAACCTCTCACATTTGTGAGTTTTGGCCCGCCAGCATTTTTCGATTCTCCAACAACATTTCGACAGCAGCTATGCCTCGCGGCGATTGGAATGCTCCTCGCGAAGCACTTAGGTCGGAACGGATTTGGACATGAACCGCGCCTCGCGTGGGCTGGCTTTCTTCTTCGAGCTGGTATTGCTGCTGAGGATCTCGTGAAAATGGGTGAGGTCATGTCAGAGGTGACGAATAATATCGAAGTGGTAGATGTTAAAACAGTGATTAGTACAACGGTCACGGGATTACTGGACCCCAAGAAGAAAATTAAAGGTGGCCCCGTTCTCGCGAAAATACTTGGTAAAAATGGCCGAGCAATTCTCGCGCGGATTAACGAGTGGCTTGGACGTGAAAGTGACTTTATCTACGGGCAAGATGGAAAAATTTTGAAGGACAACCAAGAGAATATCCAACGAGCGGTTCGCCTCCTTGATATCGATCTCGCCTATCAAGCTTTTTCTGAGAAGCTCCTCTTTGATGAAAATGGACATCAACGCATTTTAGATGATACGACGATGGATGACATCTGGCTACGAATTGATCGAGATTTTCGATTCCGTCCGACACAGACATTCTTCTATACCGTGTTACGGCATATCGCCAAGGAGCGCAGTTTCCATCCGGTACTTGATTATCTCTCAACGTTGACGTGGGATAGTATACCAAGAATAGACTACTGGCTAGAGATGTATGGCGGTGCGAAAGATAGCGACTATCTCCAAGCGATCTCATCGATTGTTTTGATAGCCGCTGTTCGGCGTGTCAGGCAACCTGGCTGCAAATATGACGAAATGCTCGTACTCGAAAGCGAGCAGGGATTGAACAAGTCGTCTGCGTTACGTGCTCTTTGCCTTCATGATGAGTGGTTCTCAGATGATCTGCCACTCAATGTTGACGCCAAGCAGATCATCGAACGAACGTTGGGTAAGTGGATCATCGAAGCGAGTGATCTAGTAGGAGGTCGAAAAGCAGATCGCGATCATCTTAAGTCGATGCTCTCTCGACAGATTGATGGCCCAGCACGCATGGCGTATGCGCGCGTTCCAGTCGAGCGCCCTCGCCAATTCATCATCATTGGCACAACCAATTCCTCCAGCTACCTCGCAGACCCAACTGGTGCTCGACGCTTCTGGCCCGTTGCGGTCAGAGGGTTCAATGTCGAATTGATTCTCCGCGATCGTGATCAACTCTGGGCTGAAGCCGCACAGCGGGAAGCGAGTGGAGTCTCCATTCGGTTGCCTGAGTCGCTTTGGGGGGATGCTGGAGCTGAACAAGATCATCGGAGAGAGATCGATGCCTGGGAAAGTCCGATCATTGAGACTCTTGAAAACATTCAACCATCATCTACCGGGCGACGATCGATTGTGACGGACCTCCTATGGAATGCACTCGGAGTTGAAATGAGTCGCCGTGATCGTGTCGGTGCGTTACGTCTGTCGGAAATCATGCAGCGACTCGGCTATACACGAACACGTATCCGAGTTGGAGAGAAAACACAAGTCGGTTATGTATCGGGTGAGAGTGACCACACGCTGAATTTTGAAGGAGAGAACAATGGTGAAGACACTCTACGAAACGTTACATCCAGAAGCGGCCGAGGCAGAAGCGGAGAGGATGAGAATTGATGCGCCTTGGCTTGAACAAGCGAAACAACGAAGATTAAGAGATGAGAGATTCAGAGAAGAGGCGCAAGAAGAAGTTGAACTCAGAAGAGAAGAAGCAAAAGAACAGGTACAAGAAAAAGCGAAGAAAGAAATTACAGCATGTCATGCCTGCCGACAAGAATTCACACGAGAATTTATCCAACGCGATCACCGCGTTCCAAGAAGTATAGGCGGCAATCAGCATAAAAACAATTTACAGTGGTTGTGTATGAAATGCCATCAAGAAAAATCGCGCCTCGAGAGAAATCTCTTTCAGTTCTACACGAAAACGTCAACTATTAAACGATGGTACTCTCTGGCTTTTCAAAATGATCCAGAGAAAATTCGCAGTTGGACGCAAGAAATGGAGATAAAGGTCGTACATCTGAGAGAGGTGCTTGCAACTGTGGAGGCTGAACGACTACTGTGAGTGGATTGAATCCTGCACTTTTGTGTTTCCTTCGGCTCTCGGCGCGGCCGAGACACGGCCAAGACACGGCCGTTACCGAAAGCTACCGTTCCCGTTCGTTACCGGTATTTCCTAGGACCTCTAGGAATATATAGCGTTCAGGCGCAAACACGCGATTTCAATTTGTAATCCTCTCTCTTAAAATAAGAGTAACTAAGGTAACTAAGGGATCCTATAGGAAGTTTCGCGTTACTTTTGCCGTTCCCCTCGTTACCGTTCTTTTGCGCGTTACTGTTGTTACCGTTCTTTTAGGAAGATTCTTTTAACTAATATTTCGCTTGACTTTACGTGAGAAAGGAGTATGAGATTTCACTCGACTTTACTTTACGTCGCAAAGCGTGTTCTATAGGACCGCGTCATGTCCTCACTCTACGATCAACTGCATCCTTCCTCTCCAGCTCTACCTTCTTCCTCTCCTACTCAGCCATCCTCTCCATGTGATGAAATTGACGCACGTGCCTTCTGTTTGCGTGTTCTTCAATCACCAGAGTTTCGGGCCTATATCACGAATGGAATCGTGTTGGGCGATCTTCCTGCTGCGGTGATTTGCCGGCTCATGGATTACGCCTGGGGGGCGTCGCCGAAGCGTGTGGAAGTGGTGGGCCGAGATGGCGGGCCAATCGAGACCGTGTCGCGCATCGAGCGGGTCATTATCGATGCGCGTGACAAGCTTGACAAGTCAGACGAGTTACCCGTTACGACACACTGAGTTCCGCACGTGGGGCGCACGCTGACCTGGCAGATTCCGAGCGTGTTTGCTCCTCTCTTACAGCCGAGTCGGTACAAAGGCGCGTATGGCGGACGAGGCTCTGGAAAGTCGCACGTCTTTGCCGAGCTCTTGTTGGAGCGGTGCCTGCTCCGTCCTACCCGCGCTGTCTGTGTCCGCGAAGTCCAGCGAAGCCTTGAACAATCCGTTAAACGCTTACTGGAAGACAAGATCCAGGCGAATGACCTTGGGCGTGAGTTCACCATTATGAACACGCACATCGAGACGCCTGGTGATGGGATCATCATTTTTCAAGGGATGCAGAATCACACAGCTGAGTCGATCAAGTCTCTCGAGGGTTACGACATCGCGTGGGTGGAAGAAGCACAGGCACTGTCGCAGCGGTCGTTAACACTCCTCCGTCCGACGATTCGCGTGCCGGATTCTGAACTCTGGTTTTCGTGGAATCCACGCTATCGGTCAGATCCTGTCGATGCGCTCTTTCGAAATGGTCAACCACCACCTAATTCGATTGTGGTGACTACGACGTTTCGCGATAATCCGTGGTTTCCTGATGTACTGCGTACGGAGATGCTGTGGGATCGGCAGCATGACTTTGAAAAATATGGGCATATTTGGCTCGGGGAGTACGAAAAGCACAGCGACTCGCGTGTCTTTCGGAATTGGACTGTCGAAGAGTTTGAAGTGCCTGAGGATACCGTCTTTTATCATGGTGGTGATTGGGGTTTTAGCGCCGATCCGACAGTGCTGATTCGCTGTTTTGAGCAACAGCCAACAGCAGCTGAACTCGCAGTCAATTCGCTCGCTCGCAAGAAGCTGTTTATTGATCACGAGGTGTATCAGATCGGGTGCGAGATTGACCAGACGGCGTCGCTCTTTGATCGGCTGGTGTGTGAGTGCGAGCCGCCGCGTCCATGCCTCGCTCCATATGTCCACGGCAGTGCTCGGCAGTGGGAGATTCTAGCGGACAGTGCGCGGCCTGAGACGATTTCCTATCTCCAGCGGCACGGCTATCCGCGTATTGCACCGGCCATTAAAGGGCCAAATAGTGTCAAGGAAGGCGTCATTTTTCTCCAGGGTTATGACATTGTGATTCATCCGCGGTGTGTCCATACCCTTGATGAGTTTACGATGTATAGCTACAAGACTGATCCGCTGACGAGTGTGGT